TTGCAACAACCTCCAAGACTTTAAACTCTTCGTCGCCCCATCCGTAGTCTTCGTCGTCTTCTTCGCCCCAAGTCGGTTCGCTAAACTCTTGGGCCTGCACTCCGAGCATCGTGTCAATCTCTTGGGCAGACAAACCGAATCCAGCCGAAAGCATGGTCCGAGCCATTTCCAGCGTGATTTTCTCCTGCATATACTGACGCACGATTCGCATCAGGTTTTGATACTCCCTGCCCGACAACTTTTTGATGTTGTCGTTGCTCTGCAATGCTTCCACGGCTTGCGGTTGCTCGTCGGGTTGGGGATTAGGTCCAACCACATCGGCAGGCTTTTCCAAAGGTTGCAGACCTGCCTTTTCCCTCAATTCGTCTTGGGTCATAATCTGCAAGAGGGCTTGTTCGCTTAGTCGCTCCGTGATGGGTTCAACGGGGATCAATTCCATACCTTCCACACCGTTGAAAGACCCCAAGTAGTTGATCATCCGCTCCACCTTGCGGACCCGGTCGTTGACGTAGGTGGCCTTGAATAGTTCGTAAGCCTCGACCAATTCGTTGCGTCCACCCAATTGGCCCTCGGTCTTGACTCCGAATAGCATGGGGTTGGTTACACGATGGGCGATAAAGATTTCTTGTTGGATAGCCTTGTTCAAGATCTCGAACTGCTTATCCATGTCGCTCGGAGTAAGCGGTTCCAAAGTCGGGGCCTTGGCTGCATCGTCGTTGAAGGTTACAACAAAGCGACCAGCGTTGTCCGTACCGCTGAACTTACGCTTGATTTGCCTCTCAATGTCGCCTTGTTCTTCAGGTGTAGGAATGCCGTTGTTGAAGTTTATCAAGTAACCGCCCCAAAAGTTGTTGCGAAGGTTGTTGTTGTGGAAGTTGGCGACCTGTACGTCTGCCTCAATCCAAGCATTGCCTCCGATGTATTCGGGGAGAGGATAGTGCTTCACGCCAGCAGCATAGACCCGATAGTAGAACAACTGCTTACCGAGGCGATTCTCCGGGTCGAAGGCAGGGATTTTCTCGATGTCCCCGACCTTGGGGAACAACTGCATCATGTCGTCGTTGTACCAGTCAGCGACTTGGAACATCTTCTCCTCCTTGTCCACACGGATTTTCTCAAACGGGACGTGCTCCATCTTGGCGATGGTCCCAAGTTTGGACCAAGTAACTGCGACCGCAAAGCCGTTGAAAATCTCCAAGTCCAAGACCAGTTTCTCCGTGATGTCGTTTAGGTCCTCGGTGCTTGACATTCCGTCGAAGAACTTGATGAACCGGGCCTGCTGCTCTACGGTCAGGTTGTCGCCTGCCTGCCAGCCACCGCCCATGATGTAGTTCACTTTTCCGTTGACGATGGCGTTGTGCTTGGAGGACCTGCGATAGTTGTCAAGGAGATAGTAGGGATACTCGTTCGCAAAGCCGTAGGTGATGTATTTGCCGGAACGATTCTCCAGCATAACTGGCACTTTGTGTTCTATCCCCAACCATTGGGTGAAGTGTTGAGTAGATTTATTACTCATAGCGTGTGAGCATTAAAACTGATGGATGTGATGGTAATCGTCCTAACACCATCAATTGAAGTTACATAGATTGAAAATTCATCATTGGTATTTGCTATCAAAAAGGTTTCCAAAACTACTTGATGGCCTTCGGTATGGCTCAAAGTAATTCGTGCTTCAGACGAGCCGATTTGTGCGTCATTTTTGTAAATAGCCCAAGCGTAATGATCGTTATTTGCCCCCGAAAAAGTTAGGTTTGCACTCACCCTAATTGCAGCGGATAGCGTCCCCGTGTAGGTGATTGATGGCCCCGCACTTGTTGCAACTCTCGAAAAGTTGTTGGTTGATAGAATGTTGTTGCCTGTTGTGATCAGTAATTTGGCAGCAGTATTATTGGTCGTTACAAATGACCTATCAGCAGCCGTAGCAACCGAAGCATATCCACGCTCGATATCAAGCGTTGCGGTGTCTGCAAGGTCGTCGAATAGACCGCCTACACGGGATGCGGTGTTGGCCTGAGCAACGGTTTCGTTGGTGATAGTTAATGCACTCGCTTGGAGTTGCGTTCTTGTTTGTACGCTCATTATGCGAAAGTTGAGTCAAAGGTTAGGTCAAAGACACCCTCGTCGGATGCATCGTAAACATTGTAAGTAATCGTATTGGCGTAGGTATTGAAGCCTATCGTTGCGGTTTGTATAAATGCCAAGCCCGTTTCAACGACCGCCAAAGCAGCGGCAACCGTGCTATTGGTATCGTAAACTTCATACTTATACGAGCCTGTTTCAAGCGACCCCACGGCAATCGAAAATTGGTCATAGCGGTTGGTGTAGTTGGAAAGATTGGCAGATTTCAGCAGGGTGAAATCCGTCGTGGTGTTCTTTGCAATGCTCGTAAGGCGCAAGATGTAGCGGTTCCCCGTGCTGGCTCGCTCGGTCCAAGTAACCGTTATCGTGTTGGTCGTGTCAGGGTTCAGGTAAAGCATCTGCTTGTAAATGTGCGATGCCCCCGAATTTCACAATTTGCGCCCAATCTGCCTGTACAACTCGGCCCGCTTCTTGGCGGTTTCGGCTACGTTGAACCGTGATTTTATGTCACGGGTTAGGTTGTCAGCCAAGCCCTTACGAAGGTCGGGGTCAAGAATCAACTGCTTGATGTACTTGTACCAGTCCTTGGGTTTGTTGTAGGGGACCAAGAACCCGTTCTCCCCGTGCTTGATTACGTCGGTGTAGGGGATGGTTTCGCTTGCGATGATAGCCTTATTCATCCATCCTGCCTCCACCACCTTCAACTCGGACTTGAGTTTGTTAAACTTGGTGTCCCTCAAAGGTGCAAGGGTAACGTTCACGAAGTTGTAGCCACCAACATACGAGTAGATGTCAGCAGCCTGAATGCGTCCGTAGTTCGGGTTGTTCCCTTGGTCGCTTATGATTTTCTCGTAGCCCTCGTATACTGGGTTGTTGTCGTTCCACCCTCCGAGGTAGAGGCGGTACTTGCCATCCAAGTTTGCGTCCCAGCGTAACTTCTGCATCCCCTCACGGAGCAGTTCCATGTCCTCGCCATGCTGCGCACCACCGAACCAACCGAACTTGACGAGGTGCTTGTCGGGTTCTTCCTCCGGGTTGGGAATAAATTGCTGATAGGCTTCGTAGGGTTCATTCTGCAAAATGCTCACATTCGCATTTAGAGGCCGTATGCGAGAGGCAAGATGCTCGGTGGTACAGGTAACCCAATCGGCTAATTTGATGTGCTTACGGATGACCTCTGCGAGTTTGGTTTGGTGATAGTGACGGTACATGATGTGGCCCGATTCAAGGACCCAGTAATCGTCCAAGTCAAGGATGACTTTCGCTCCGTATTGGGTCAGGGCTTTGTAAACATTCTCCACCTGCTCCATCGTCCCCTGACACCAAAGCCGGCTGAACAGGAACAGGTCAATGGACTTCAATCCCTCGTCACTAATCGTGGTGATGTTCTCGACGCACACATAGTCAAACTCCGGGTAGTTATCGCCCAAGTATGCGTTCGGCATTTCGAGGCGGTAGTAACTGCACCCGGTTGGGTGAGCGTTGTAAACAATACAAATCTTCATGGCCGTAAAAATAAGAAGGGCAGCCATTGCTGACTGCCCCTCTCAAACCTCAGATGATGAAAACCTGATGCGAAGATACTACGAACCGAGTATCTGCGTAGTCGATGGTGTAAAGACTGTTGACTCGATTAGGAACATCGGGTTAGGCTCCATCCCGGAAAGCGTTATTTCATAGCCGTTTCGGTCGCCGAATGCAGTACCACTTCCAGCGGTTCCAGCGGTTGCCTCAAGGCCATTTATAGCACCCAGCAACCAGTAACGACTGTTGTTGTCTTGAACGATGACGATGACTTTACTACGAGCGAGCAAACGGAGTTCATTGCGGACTGCGACTTGCATTTTGTTGATGGTGAATGTTACTTCGGGGGTGTAGAAGATTGTGCCATTCTCCATGCTTGCGTTCAAAGTTTCGGTCATGGATGACGTGGCTTTGGTCAAGTCGTATTCAAAAAAACCGCTTGCATTGTATCCGGTGAACCCCGTAACCGCACCTGAAAGGTTAGCGTTGCAGGACCCGGTAGAAATCCAGTTTTGGACGTAAATTGCTTTGATGCCACCGACTGAATCACGGCAGCCGAGTGTGTAACCAGTTGTTAGTGCGCAGGACATATGTGTATTTGGGGTTTAAGTTTCAAGAGAACAAAAAGCAGGGGGAGGTTTCCCTCCCCCCTACACATTAGGTCAAGCGGAAGTCAACAACCAAGTCGGGGTAAGCGATTTGGACACCTGCTTTGAAGGCTGCTTGGAAGCGAACTTCGTCGTTGTCTTTGCTGAACCAGATTGAGAATTGCTCCTCGTCGGAAAGCAAGTCAGTTCCATAGAAGAAGTTACCGAGGTACGAAGAAACGATTCGGTTCGTGCCAGTCAAGCCGGGGACTGCAATGACACGGACGTTTGTACCGGGATACATGATGTCCCCGTCAGCAAGGCCAGCCAAGTCAACTTGGTTGTACATGACGTTAGCGGTTGATTTGAACGCACCAAGCAACGTACGGAAGTTGTCCCAACCGCAGAAGATTACGAGGTCAGTCTTGGTCAAGATGGCCTGTGGAATTTGGTTGTAGATGCCGTCGAAGATGGCGATTGCATTGCTTGTAGTGATACCAACGGACGCAGAAACCGCCCCTGTGTTACCACTGATCGTAGAACCCGAAGCAGCGTTCAACAACTGGTTGACACCTGAAAAGTAGGTGTTGCCCTTCCAAATTGCATTCTCCAAAGCCTCTGCGATACGGAGAGCCTTCTGCTCGGAGAAAGCCTGCTCGAAAGGAACACTGTCGTAAGTAGAGCCAGCAGTCAACTGGGTCTGCATCCAGTATTGTTCCAAGGAACGAGGGCAAAGGGTTTCCTGCACCTTCATGCGTCCAACGGTGATATTCCGCTGGGTGAAGGCAGTCGTGCCTGATGTAGTGTAACCGCAAGCATCACCGCTCTGCAATTGTGCATCGGTGTCCATGAGGTTGAGAGCAGCAGCGAACTTGATGCCCACCTGCTTGGTGAACAGGGCTGCTGAACGGGCCGAGAACACGGCCTTGG